ATTGGCGACACTTGGGATGGAATTAATTTTACATCTCCAGTACTAGAAGAGGATACCTCAAATGAGTAAAGCAAGAGACCTAGCAAACCTAGCATCAACAGCCACAGTTATGGCTACAGATGCAGAGGTAGCAGATAGCGTTACACCAACAGCACTAATGACAATGGGAGCATAATGGCTACAACATATAAAGTACTAGGGCAAGTAGCCCCAGCAGCAACAACAAACACAACGTTGGACACAATACCTGCTGCAACTCAAGCAGTTGTATCTACTATTGTTGTATGTAACCGCGCTGCTACAGCAGCAACATATCGTATTGCTATCCGACCTGCTGGTGCTACATTATCCAATGAGCACTATATTGCTTATGACTCTACGGTTGCAGCAAATGACTCAACTATGCTTACTATAGGTATTACTCTTGCAGCAACAGATGTAATCACTGTTTATGCTTCAACTGCCAACCTTTCATTCTCATCATTTGGAAGCGAGATTTCATAATGGCTGTAAATAAACTTAATGCCACTTCTGGTGGTGAACTAATCCCTTATGCTAAATCATCCACCCCAGTATTTAGCGTGGTGACTGGTTCAAACATTAGAGGATATGTAGATATAGATACATCTACAACTTCTACATCTAAATACTATGCTCTTAGAACTAGCAACACACTTGCACTTCCAGGTTGTTTAATTGGTGGAACTGATATTAGCGTTAGATACAGCGCAACATCTCAAAGCAGTGCAGGTTTTACAAGCGTTCCTTTTAAGCCAACAGCAACAACAAACTCAATGGTGTACTCACCAAACTTTCCATCAAATGCTGGTTCAGGTACATTACCTTCAGCAACGGCAATGATTAGTTGCTTTACAGACGGCACTTATATATATAACATTTCAGCAACAGCAACTATACAGAGAGCATTGCTTTCTGCAATTCCAGGAACTTCTGGAATTTGGTCGGCATCAAGCACAGGTTTAACTAGCGTTGTAGATGGATGTTATGAAGCAACTGCAGCAACAAATAAATATGTTATTGTTGGTTTAGGAACTCAAATTGGTTCTAGTGCCAATGGTACAAGTTGGACACTTACACTAAATGCCGCTGGAAATGATTTGTACTGTGTGGCATCATCACCAACAGCAACTGCTAAATATGTTGCTGCTGGTGCAAACGGCATTTTATATTCGTCTCCAGATGGAACTACTTGGACATCAAGAACATCAAATGCTGGCACAGATTCTATTACAAGTATGGCTTGGGCTAATGGTAAATATGTAGGTGGTACTACAGGTGGTAAAGTTATTTACTCAACAGATGGTATTACTTGGACTGCTGTAACACCATTGCTTAACTCGGCAATCGGAATGCACTATAGCACTTGGCACGGCAAATGGTTTACTGTAGATATAGGAACTAGAATTGTTTGGTCTTCTTCGGATGGCATTACTTGGGCAAGCACGGGTTGGGATTTGCTTGGCGTTCAAGGTGGACCTGGAGCAAGACAAAATACAAAAAGAATATTTAGCAGTGGAGCAATGCTTATATTCTTAGGTATGGGTGTATCAGGTGCTGCAACATCAAGTACATATATGTTAGGCAATAACTTTTATACCAATAAAGCAGGTACAAGTTCTGGTACCACTTCAACAAACTACAGTACTGCTGGTTTTGTTGCGCCAAATGGTACTGGATTTTATCTTTGCGGAGATGCCACCCTAACTGACAATACCCGTAGATACACTTGGCCAACACTTAATGCTAACATTGTTTACCAGTTATTTGAGGCACAAGACTTTACAACAATCGGAGCATAATACTAATCCCTGAGCATTGGATTCAAACTGCTCAACTAATTTTCTAACTAAGGAGCATATGTGGCTGGTCGTGATATTACCGAAGGTGACGTTGGGTATGGAATTACCTATTCACTTGGTATCAGTTCATCAACAAGTCTGTGGACAAACACAGATGTGGCATATGATGTCGCACTAGGTGGACAACCATTCATCTCTGCAATCAGCGACGCTCGTCCATACACACGCCAGACTGCCCCATTTCGTAAAGATCAGTTCGACAATGGCACTGAGCCAGGTGAGCAATCACTTACTGGTTGGTGGATTCGTAGTCAAATGTCGTTCCACTCTGGCACAGGTATCAAGTTCTATGACCCTGCCACAACAGATGAGAATGGGCACTATCGCTTTACTGATTCTAAAGGTGTAGATGTATGGACTAAGGGACAAGTTACATTACTTAAATCGTGCAGCACATCCCATATTACAACAGGTGCGCTTCGTACTAATGGTAGAGCGTTCCAGTCACTTCGTTCTATCGAATGGAGCGGGACCAAGGGTGTACTAGTTCACGACGAATATGATGTAGATAAAGTCGATGACACTGGCGCGGAGACACACTTCATCAATTTCAATGCTGGTCAAGACTATCCAGTTTATGCAATCTGCGATGACGGAACAACTGCGTACTTTGTTACCAACCGAAATGACGGCGGTGCAACAAACCTTTATGCATTTAAGAAACCATTAAGCGGTGACTACACATCTGGTGTAGTTGACAATATCCCTAGTGGTGATGTCGAGAAAATGTTTTCACATACTGGAACAACAATAACAAATGCAGTTATGGAATATGTCAAGGAACGAATTGTAGCCTGTATCAATAATAAGATATACGAATGGAGCACATCTGCATCTGCAATTGGTACACCTGTGTATACTCACCCATCTACTAACCACGTTTATACATCTATTGCAGCCTCAGGTACAGCCATCTATGTTTCTGGTTACAATGGCATTCAGTCAACAATCCTCAAGTTCACACTCTCAACTGCAGGAGTAATGCCTACGCTGACATCAGCAGTGGTCGCAGCAGAAATGCCAGTCGGTGAGATTGTCCATAAGATTTATTACTACCTTGGCTATATGATGATTGGCACAAATAAAGGTGTACGTGTATCAGTGGTTGATGCAGATGGATCGATCAATTATGGCCCACTGATAGTAGAAACAAGTCAACCTTGCTATGACTTTGCAGCCCGTGACCATTTTGTATGGTGTGCTACTGGTGTAGATGGTGCACCTGGAGTTATCCGTATTGACTTAAGTAATGAACTTGAGACTCTACGCTTTGCTTATGCTAATGACATTTACTACTCAGGTGTATCTGGTCGCAGCACTACAGCCTGTGCATTTATCGATGGAACTAATCGACTAGCATTTACATCTCAAGGCTTGACAAAGGGAACCTTGGTTACTAATAAGGCTAAGACTTCTGGTGTGGTAACGCTAACTACATCAACTGCACACGGCTTAGCCGTGGGAGATGTCATCTGGGTTGAGGGTGTAGATACAGTAAGTGGTTCAGTATTCAATAGCACAACATCTACATTTACTGTAGCCTCAGTTCCGTCAACAACAACATTTACATATGCTTTGGCTGGTAGCAATGTTGCATCAACTGCTGTATCTAGTTCTACAGCGCGAGTTCAATCTCCTGGAGCAGTTTATATCGAATCAGCATCAACACTTATGGAGTCAGGCTATATCAAGACTGGCAACATTCGCTATGGAACTCTTGAACCTAAGAACTTCAAGCGTCTTCTTGGACGTGGTGACTTTACATATGGGTCAATGACTCTAGAAACAGTAGATAAAGATGGAGTCGAATACGACCACATCACATACGACTCAGATACGTCACCTATTGAAGTAGCAACTAACAGCCCTGAAACAGCACAAGAGTATGTAGCCTATAAGTTCTTACTTACTCGTGATGCAACTGATACTACACAGGGTCCAATCTTTAAGGGATATCAAGCTAAAGCAACAATTGCTACACCTCGTCAGCGGACTATGCAGTTCCCTTTATATTGCTTTGATGTTGAAACAGATAGATACAATGTTGTAAGCGGATATGAAGGCAAGGCATACGAACGTATCCTTGCACTCGAAGCAGTAGAAGAATCTGGTGACGTTGTTACCTATCAGGATTTATCCACTGGCGAGAATCGCCAAGCGGTAATCGAACAAATATCATTCACACGTATGACACCACCTGACAAGAGATTCGATGGATTTGGTGGCATTATCCAAGTAACGATTAGAACGGTTTCATAAGTGACATCTGCAGACTGGGCTGGACTAATTGTTTCAGTGATAACTATTGTAATAAGTTTTGGGGCTGCGACTCGATGGCTAGTTAAACACTATCTTGAAGAGTTAAAGCCGAATGGGGGCGGAAGTATGCGGGACTCCGTGAACACCAACACCGAAAGGCTAAACCGCGTTGAGCAAAGAGTCGATCAGATCTACATCATTCTATGTGATGGTAAGAAATAGTCTAGCAGTTTGTTTTGTTGCTTTTAATTTATTTTTATTTGCACCAGCAGCGATGGCTGATGACCCAGCCCCAGTAACAGTTATCACTACTCCAGGTGGAGATGATAGTTCATATCAAATCCCACTGACAGTATCTGTTGTCTACGATGGTGTTTCATATCAGAATGTTTATGCAACTACCAACTCAGTAATTACCTTTGGAAGACCAGACGGTACATTCTGGACATATCCACAAACTCCATCTATCTCTATTGAATCTAGAGACTGGTGGGCATTGCCATATGTAATGGCAGATACTCACTTTATCATCTCGGTAAGTGAGGGTGGATTCCAAGTTGATGGTGCATACCGTCCATATGGTTCTTACTCTGGCGATATAACTAACATTGTTATTACTGCACAGATCCAGACAAGTGGGTCAGTCTCATATACTTATGTTGTCAATGGACCACTATGGGGAGATGAACGTACAGGTGCTCGTCTAACTAATGGTTTAGTTGTTACCTTGGATGAAGCAGGTGTGACTCAGATAGAAGAGATACCAGTTCTGCAACCAGAACCAGTTCCTCCTACTCCCGAACCAACACCAACACCAACGCCAGGGCCAACGCCAGAACCAAGCCCAGAGCCATCGCCTACTCCAAGTCCCAGTCCCGAGCCTTCACCTGAGCCAACTCCCTCTCCTGCGCCTGAGCCAACGCCACAGCCAGCGCCCGCTCCCGCTCCAGAGCCAGAACCAATTGCTCCTCCAGCCCCTGAACCTGTTCCAGTTGTTGAGCCAGAGCCAGAGAGTATCCCAGAATTGCCGCCATTACCACAGCCAGAACCTGCACCACTTCCTGCACCAGAACCTCCTATTGAAGAAAAACCAATAGTAGCAGAACCGCTGGAAGAAGGAGAAGTTTTGCTAGACAATGGTGTGGTGTTATCTGCATCACAGGCAATAGCAGTTGAACTATTAAGTAATCCTGGTGAATTGATACAAGAGATATTCACCGATCCAATGGCAGCATTAGCTGCACTTGGACAAGTAGGGGCGGATATGTCACCTGAAGTGCGAGAGCGATCTGAAGAGGTTGTTGTCGCTGCAGTAATTGTGGGGAACATCGCTAGTGCAGCAGGAGCTGCAGCCTACAGGAGAAAACCTTGATTAAAAAATTAGTTAATGCCATCTTCAGCCAATCATATACCTTGCTAGGTATGTTCTTAGCTTGGATGGTATTTGAGGGTAGTGTAAGAACGGTAGCAACCTATGCTATTGGGCTTACGTTTATCATAGATGTAACATACAACACACTAAAGAAGGACTAACAATGGACACACTCAAGAGCGTACTAATGAGAATCTTTGCTGTCATCGCAGCAGAATCTCTCGGAGTTATCGGTGCTGGTTCCCTCGTAGGTATTGAAGTATGGCAGGCAGGAGTTCTTGCTGGTGCACTAGGTGCAGCACAGGTACTCGAGGCACTTGCTCGCTTCTACCTAGCGGACGGACATCTATCAGCAGAAGAGATCAACCAAGCATTTGCTAAGGTAGATAAGAAGGCGGTAGAATAATGGGTCAACGCATAGACTTCATCGAGACAGCTAAGTCACAGCTCGGTGTGATTGAAGGACCAAAAGATAACGAGACAAAGTATGGCGCCTTTGCTAAGGCCAACTTCCTACCTTGGTGTGGCTCATTCGTTATGTGGTGCGCTAATGAAGTAGGCTTGAAGATTCCCAACTGTGTATCAACAGTCAATGGAGCTTCAGCATTTATGAAGAAGAATCAGTGGGAGAAGGCAAGCGATACTGCTCAGCCACTTCCAGGGGATATCGTATTCTTCGATTTCCCTAACGATGGAGTCGATCGCATTTCGCATATTGGCATCGTCGTAAAGGATAACGGAGATGGGACAGTCACTTGTATCGAGGGCAACACGGCTCCCGATAAGAAGGGTGACCAGCGTAACGGAGGGCAAGTATGCCTGAAGATACGTGCGTTCAAGAAAAAGAACGGCTCGAAGTTACGTAAGTCACAGGCTGTGACAGTCGTAGGATTTGGTAAGCCAGTCTTTAAATCATAAAGGAGAACCTATGTTCGACGTAGAAAAAGCAAAGCAAGTTCTATTATCGTACCTCCGTGCAGCAGCAGCCTCAATGGTGGCTCTCTACACAGCAGGACAGCACGACCCAAAGATCCTAGCCTCAGCATTTGTGGCTGGATTCGTGGGCCCAGTGCTTAAGGCGCTAGATAAGTCTGCACCAGAGTTCGGTAAAGGCTCAAAGTAATTCCATTCTAAGGCCCTAGCAGGCCGATAGAGACAAGAAACCCCCCTTCCTAAGGTAATCACCCTAGGTTGGGGGGTCTTTTGTCGTTTCTAAAAGGATGTAGTAGTCAGTGGAATCGGACTGACATCCTACAGAGATATATTTGCTCCCGCCAAGGTAGATAAAGAACCTTGATTCCAAGCAAATTCTAGTTAATCATCGTCGTCAGCGACGAAGTCTTCTACGTAATCTTTAAAGACACCTAGTTCATCGATGGCTTTCTTGATTCGGCGTTGCTGTATATAATTTTGCACATAGTCGTATACCTCAAAGTAAATCTCTCTAACTGTCAGTGCTGCTAGAACACCAATGAAGACCTCGAACATTATTCTCCCTATATATTATATATAATAGACCCTCCATAGAGGGTCTTATATATTGTTATTATATTTAATTATACACAAGATCTGAACCGATGCAAGTTTTAACTGATAGCAAAACTTGACAGCGGTATGCGCACACCACTATGGTACGCTAATGACAATTGAACTATTAGATTATACCATACCTGAGCACATATCGTACTCAGCGTTTACTACATTTGTAGACTGCGGCTATCAGTATTACCTGACTCGTCTGCTATCCGTACCCGAACAGCCATCCGTATGGTCTGTTGGGGGTTCAGCATTCCACAAAGCTACTGAAGAGTACGATAAGGCCACGCTATGATCAGTGCCCTAGAGTTATTCAATGCAGCGTGGGATGAGGAAGCACAGGGCAAAGACTTATCTACAGCCCGTGTTGGTGGCGTTGCAACATTAAAGAATCCTAACAAGGAAGATGTTACATTCTGGAAAGAGGCTGGGCCTAGATGGGTTGAGTCTTATATCAAGTGGCGACAAGTTAACTCTGACTGGAAGATCTGGACTACACCTCAGGGTGTGCCAGCCATCGAGTTAGCACTGATGCCTGAGTTTGCTGGCGTGCCAGTCAAGATGGTGATTGACAGGGTGTTCGAAGTTAATGGACAGCTTATTGTCGTTGACTTAAAGACCTCTCGCACGACCCCTTCCAGTACATTGCAGCTTGGCTTCTATAAGGTGGGACTTGAAAAAGTCTTGGGGGTAGAAGTTAACTTCGGTACATTCTGGATGGCACGTCAGTCAGGCACAAGTTCAATGATTGACCTATCAGGTTACACTCACGAGAAGTTAGAGTACCTGGCGCAAAACTTTGAGAAAGCCAGACAGTCTGGTATATTCATTCCTAACACAAATAACTGCCAGTATAAGTGCGGAGTCACCGACCACTGTCAGTTCTCATCGAAAGTAGAAAAATAATATGGCAGAAGACTGGAAACTACAAGTATCATACAAGACTCCGTCTGGTGATATGATCAACGTGCGTGCACAAACTGCTGATGAACTCAGCGTGTTGCTCGAAGGTGTTGGAGATTACTCTACACAGATTGCAGCCACTCAACAGAAGGTGTTGGCTTCTTACAATCTAAACCCTTTATCGACTACGAGTTCCACTACAAACATAGGGCACTCGCAATCCTCGCCTCAGGGGTTTCAATCAGCTCCACCAGTTTCAGCACCACCAAGTCCAGTGAACGCATCGGGGCAAGCATCGCCGACGTGCGTACACGGCGCAAGAATATTCCGACAGGGAGTAAGCAAGACGACTGGGAAGCCTTACGCTTTCTGGGCGTGTCCAACACCACAGGGCACACCTGATCAATGCAAGCCAGTTAACTAAGGTAGTCAGATGACGAGTCGTAGTCACCGCACCACACCAAAGCGGTGGCTACGATTCTTCTTTAGAGAGGGGAACACACAATGCGTACACTTGTCCGATCAGTTGGTCGTGCCAGTATTGGTGGAGAACCGCTTCCTAGCTGTTTCAAAGCATTTGAAAACAACAAGATTATCATCCGTCGTTCTGAAGTATCAATGTTTGCAGCAGCACCAGGAGTTGGAAAGTCCACACTAGCTTTAGCTTTAGCCTTGAAGATGAGAGTGCCAACTCTTTATATATCAGCAGATACTAATGCGCATACTATGGCTATGCGATTGGCTTCAATGATTTCAGGTAAGTCGCAGTCAGATGTAGAACAGTTAATGAATGTTGATCCAGGTTGGACGAAGGCTACACTTGCACGAGGCAATCACATTGTCTGGTCATTTGAGTCAGCACCAACATTGCAAGACATTGACGAAGAAGTGCAAGCGTTCGAAGAACTATGGGGTTGTCCACCAACTCTTATTATTGTAGATAACTTAATGGATGTAGCCACAGATGGTGGCGAAGAGTTCGCATCTATGCGTGCGATTATGAAGGAGTTGAAGTACCTTGCCCGTGCAACGAATGCTGCAGTTGTTGTCCTTCACCACACAAGCGAAGCGGTCCAAGGCACGCCGTGTCAACCTCGCTCAGCGATCCAAGGTAAGGTGGCTCAGCTACCTGCTCTTATATGTACCCTTGGCGTCGTTGGTACTAGTATGGGTGTTGCGCCAGTTAAGAATAGATATGGACGAGCTGACGCTGGAGGAGCTTTAATGACGTGGGTTGCATTCAATCCAGAGTATATGTTCATCGATGATATACCTGAGAACGTCTAATGGATCTCTATCATATAGTCTGGGGAACAATGACAATCATATCTATATTCTTATTCATCTACACAACTATCGAGTTGTTTAAATGACAACACGCAAATCACATAAGCAGAGGGGTGCTACATTTGAAACCGATATCCGAGACTGGTTTAGAGCAAATGGATACGACGCTGAACGACTTGCTCGAACTGGTGCAAGAGATGAAGGAGACGTTGTCGTCCGTGCAGACTTCCTTGGCTCAGTTGGGGTTATCGAATGTAAAGCACCAGGTGCCTCCAATCGAATTGACCTTAGTGGATGGACCAAAGAAGCGCAGCTTGAAGCAGCGCACTACGCAGAAGCAAGAGGCATTGCAAGGGAATCCGTATTACCAGCAGTGGTTATTAAAGCAAGAGGCAAAGCAATCGCAGAAGCCTACCTTGTACTCAGATTAGGGGATGTGTTTGGTGAATGACTTACCAAGTGTTAAGGCAGTGCTCGAACATTACGGTGCAACAATCCGAAGGGATCACGGACAGACAAATCTCAAGTGCCCCTTTCACGGAGACACACATCAATCAGGTACAGCAAATCTGGACGAGAACATCTTCATATGTTTCGCGTGTGGAATACAAGGAAACAGTTTACAAATTATTGCAAGACACGAAGGAGTAGATATACGTGAAGCAGCGAGAATCGCAGAAGGATTTACTGGCGTCAGCAGTACGCAACTATCAGGAAAACATTTATCAAGCCGAAGATTACCTCAGAGGCAGGGGAATAACAATAGAAGTAGCACGATTGGCGCGATTAGGCGTAGTCGCGGAGCCTGAGGTAGGGCACGAAGCGTTTATCGGTCGGCTTGCTATCCCTTATATCACTAAGACTGGCATAGTTGATCTACGATTTAGAAGTTTGAACCCAGCAGTTGAACCTAAGTATATGGGTATGACTGGTGCAGAAACAAAGATGTTTAATGTACTGGACATTGAACGTGCAGGCGATTGGATTGGGGTGTGTGAAGGTGAGTTGGATACTCTTACTATGTCTCGTTGCATTGGTATCCCTTGTGTTGGTGTACCAGGTGCGAACAGTTGGAAGAAACATTACTCGAGACTTCTCGCAGACTTTGAACGGGTATTCGTATTTGCTGACGGAGACCAACCTGGCAAGGAATTTGCCACCTCTCTTGCACGAGAACTTCCTGTTACAATCGTTCAACTCCCCGACGGGGAAGATGTCAACAGTGCTTACGTTAAATATGGAGCGCACTTCATCAAAGAGAAGGCAGGACTTCTAGATGATTAACAGAGACGAATGTCCTGAATGCAACGTAAAATTTAATAATGTGTTCGAAGCAACAGACCACTTGCTCGAAGAAGATGAAGAGTTTGATCCAGCTTTAATCCTACCTAATGGGTATCGATTAATGATAGGCTCGTTACTTAGGTGTATGTATAGGTACGCCGAACAACCTGAACAGATCAAAAAGATTGCGCAGGATACGTATATGACTTTGTTCGTAGCGGAGACGGATCCAGACATAGTAATGGAAACGATTGAAGATATGATAGTAGAGTCAAGTGTGATGGGACTGGATGATGAACTTAAAAAACTACTCGAAGGTGGAGCGTGAAGAGATATGGCAGATTATAGACTTCTTGGTGAACCAAGGTTACAAGATAACAGATCTGAAAGCGGAGGGCCAGGAGATAGTGGTGCAGATCACATTTCCAATACTGAGTTCATCAATAACGTAGCCGATGTAACCTCAGGGTTGTTTGATCTACTGATCAGTAAGCATATGGACTACGGCCCAAAGAACATAGGTCAGAGTCCAGGCGGTGCGATTAATGGATTGCGTGTGCGAATGCACGATAAGTTAGCACGTATAAATAATCTATACGAAAAGGATGTAGACCCTGAACACGAATCCTTGCAGGATTCTTTCAAGGATATGGCAAACTATGCAATCATCGGATTGCTAGTACTACAAGGGAAGTGGCCTCAACAATGAAGGTAATAGTTTGCGTATCTGATTTGCAGATACCATATCACGATAGACGAGCAGTTAATAATCTTGTAGACTTCGTTAAGAAGTACAAGCCTACTGAAGTAGTATCGGTTGGTGACGAAATGGATATGCAGACTATCTCGCGTTGGTCCAAGGGTACACCTCTTGAGTATGAACGCTCGATTGCTAGGGATAGAGACGAGACTACTCGTGTACTCGAAGCCTTAAAGATTAAGCATATCATTCGCAGCAACCATACTGATCGATTGTTTAATACTGTGATGATGCGTGCACCAGGACTTATGGGATTACCTGAGCTTGATCTTCCTAACTTCTTAAGACTAGATGAGATAGGTGCAACCTATCATACTAGACCATATGAGTTAGCACCTAACTGGTTGCTACTACACGGTGATGAAGGTTCGATGAATAGTACGGGCGGGCTTACTGCATTGGGATTGGCTAAGCGGACGGGCAAGTCCGTAGTGTGCGGGCATACGCATAGAATGGGTCTATCACATTACACTCAAGCATACTCAGGGTCTAGTCCTAAGACTGTATGGGGTATGGAAGTTGGCAACCTGATGAATTACAAGCACGCTAAGTATGTTAAAGCAGGCTTGTTCTCTTGGCAACAGGGCTTTGGTATGTTGTATGTTGACGGCAAAGATGTAACGCCAGTCACAGTACCAATTAGAAAAGACGGTACGTTTATTGTTGAAGGTAAAGTATGGGGCAGATAAACTGGGAGCAGGTAGAACCTTGGGAGTATGCAATCATCAGGGTTACTGGTGAGTACGCTAAGAAATATCCTATGGTTGAGTCCGAGGATATCAGACAATCTTTATTCGAATGGTTTGCTGAACACCCAAACAAACTTGTTGAGTGGGAAGCATTAACACCACGAGAAAGAAAGAATGCTATCTATCGTTGCTTACGCAACCAAGCACTGGACTATTGTCAGTACTGGAAAGCTAAAAGTGTTGGGTATGATTACAGTGATTTGTTTTATTACGAAGCCGATGTTGTTGAAGCACTCTTGCCAGCAGTGTTACGTGGTGAGTGGGGCGTTACGCATAAGTTGAATCTCGGTAGACCAGGGAGACCGAGTGCTCCAGCAGAAGGTAATAATCTGCAGGCTATGATGATCGAGATCGACTCAGCATACCGTAAGTTAAGTGACGACAATAAGCGTCTACTATTCCTACGATACGCTGAGTCAATGGAGTACGCTGACATCGCTAAGGAATTAGATGGTGGCACTAGCGATGCGGTGCGTATGCGTACAACTAGAGCAGTACGCAAACTTATTAATACTATTGGTGGGTTCAGACCATTCATAGACAATGACTCACCAATTAAAGATGAGACTAACGAGGAAGATGAAGAGTTAGTCGTCGATGTTATTGAGGACGAGGAAGTGGAAGAGCAAGATTAAACCTGCTCTTCCCACTCCTCTTGTACTAGATCGAGTGGTGCTAGTATCTCTTCATCGGATAGTAGAAGATCGTCTATGTCAATCTCTGCTGGGTCAACGTAAGTTGTCTCAGCATACTCTTGCATAGCCTCATATATAAACTCGTCTGGACTATCATATACTGGATACCAAGGCAGTATAGGTGTACCTTGTTCTAGGGATAGATAGCCAACGGTCTTAGTGATACGTTGCTTGTTCTCGAACTGTGTCGTTGCAGGTAAATCCCCACGTTCTTCCCAAGAAATAGGAATAACATCGAGATCAAACTGCCATACGCCGTTAGGTGTTGAGCAGATATACAAGGGGCTCAATCCAATTTTATCTGCCTCTGCCTTGAGTCGGTCGTACTTTAACTTCTCAATCATAAGGTTATCGTAGTGTGTCTTGCGACACTTGAGTTCTACATATATACCATACTCGATTGAGAAACAATCGGTTGCTGAATACTCATCACTAGTTATGTGCACTAGATCTTCGTACTCATAGTCTCGGAGAAGATCGAATAGTTTCTTCTCATCTAACTCTAACATCTTAGCCTCCCGTACTATAGAAGCCAGGGCCATTGAACTTAACTGCTGGCGCTGTGTATACACGCCTTAGTGTATCACCACATACCACACATACTGGTGGTTCGTGGTCATATGATAGTGATAGTTCCATTCTAGTGCCGTCACTTGGACATTCGTATTCATATGTTGGCATTAGAAATTCCCTCCACTATAATGCAACTCTTCGTCAGCGTTACGCGCTTCTACTGCTGCCCAAGGATCGGATTGCATACGCTCCAAGAGTTGTCGTCTATTGCCCTCCATAATTGCGTTAATGTGTGCTTGAAATTCATTAGATGTTGAGTAGTTTAGTTGCTCTTGCTTTCTTACTATCTCGTGTAGAAACTCAGACATCTTCTTCCTCCATATCTATTGGTGTTGGTGCAGTAGCAATCGTACCACAACTTATGCATTCTGTGTCAAGGAAGTACATACCAATCGTACCGTCCTCGTCAAAGCGTGCCTTGATATTCCATACATCACAACCGCAAGGGCATACTGTGGTTGGCGTACCACGTATGTCCATTGACTGCGTGTAATCAGGTTGTAAACTATTTATATCTTCTGTCATTAGTGCCACCCGTTCTTCTGAAAGAAACCCCAAGCGTTGCAAGGGGTATCGTATCTGTAGTAAATATATGCTAGCCCTCGCTCAATCTGTCGTGGTGCTGGCGTACTTGGATCAAGTCCCAGTAGTTGAGGGATACCGCCTGCGTTCTTCCCCGAAACCTTAACGCGGTTGAATGCGTAAGGATTCCACGCCGACTCTTTACCCCACAACTTACTGAGACAAGACCACTGTTCATCTTGCCACTCAGTTAGTTTATCTCTAGCATAGGCTTGGCTATCTTCTTTAGTCCAAGCCTTCTGTATAGAAGTAGATACTATATTAGGTTCGTCAATTTGTGGTGCGAACTTAAACAGTACCACTAATATAAGTGTCAAGAATATTATCGGTCTCACTGTAAACTCCTAACTCTGCGTGCAAAGTATACCTTGTTGAGTCTACTCTTAGCGCGTACATTACTGAATGATAACTGGATACGCTCACCCGAAAGTTTACCACCCCATATACCATTCTCTACATTCTCGGGCTTCATACCCTCGGCTAAGCAAGCCTTGGTTATTGGACAGCGAGCGCAGATAGCAAGTGCAACAAGTGAACGCTGCACCATATTCTGTTCTGTTGTTACTGGCAAGCGACCACTACCTGTGACTTCTGTTGTATCAGAGAACCATAGGTCAGGATCTTCGTGCCCTGTACATAATCCTTTCATAGAAATTTACCTGCTGTGTATAGTGCAAACAGAAAGAACAGTATCATTGGAGGACTAACACCACCTGTTAATCCGATTAGTATAAATGTTACTATAAATCCTGCTATACCCAACACAATCCTTTCTCTTAGTCGTCATAGAAATCGCTGTACATTACATCAGGTTCTCCACACTCACACTCGAATGTGAAGTTACCGCAGCCGTCGCACTCGTCGCTATATCCTAGCGCGATGTCGTCGTCTAAGCGTGGTTCGCTCATTAGTTATGCACCCCATATTTCCAGCAAACACTTTGGATTGCTTGCTCTAGTTCGTTGATGAATTCTTCCTTGATAACTTGACTCATACTACCGATCTCTGAACTACGGACACTAGCGTGCCAGACTATATCCCTAGTTGATGTGTCTACTATTACCATATACTTCCTCTCTAGTTAAAGTTGGTGAGCAGTTTATAGACTGTGTGCTCAGGTCTAATATGTTACGCCTCGAATACTACATCTACGAACCCGTCAAGGCGTTCGTGTGTAGCGATAAGACCTTTAGTACCAGTCAGATGTTTGTACTGACCGTTACCTAATGAAACCCAGATTGACTTGGGCTTGAAGCGGTTCTGTTCAGGCTTTGCCTTAACGATAGTACCGCGTACTGGATAATCAGATGATGATGAAGCGTTGAGTTCGATCTCATCTGCAATCACGCGAAGTTCTTCCGCGAGATTTAGGATTGTGTTACTGGACATTGTTACCTCTCTAGTTTGTGTTGCAATCCATAAGCACCTTGCCTATGGAAACCTATTACATATCGAATGAACCTGCATACTTCCAGTCATACGACTGAGGAGTATAGCATAGGCACTCGATCTCGGGTGCGTTACAATCGAAGCATACCTTACACTCCGTACAGGAGTAAGGGTTCTTGTCGAAGTCCGTTAGTTGCATACAGTTAGGACATACATCTAACGGCACATCACTCTCTGCATAGTCATACTTGTACACTTCGGCTAAGTAATCTAAGGTACTGAGTTCCTTCTTAGGTGTGTGCTGTACTCGCTTATGGCTAGAGTTAGACCACCATATACCATTCTCGTCCCAAGTACCTAAGTTCTCGTTGATAAGATAGAACGGGTGCATACCAGCAGGGTCTAAGTTAATGATAGCAATCTTACTACCACCTGCCCACTTGGATACCATAGTCCATACAGTATCGTCATCTAACGAAGCGATACCACCGATCTTGGGAAGTATATCTTCCGCAAGGATACGAGTATCTGAACGCTTGTCACCTGTCGGTATCGTTACATCTAACAC